ACACATCAATGGCAAGGGTTAGTAAATAATGGTTGTGCCCCGGAGAATACGCTTCGGGGCTTTAATTAAAAGAATAACATGGAAACAAAAGAAATTACTAAGACTGTTTACATCGCATATGATGGGGAGGAGTTTCTTTCAAAAGAGGATTGTGAAAAATATGAGAATTTTGCAAAAAAAATACTTTCACGTATTAAATATTTCTGTATCAGATGTAATCCGGATTTGACAGAAACAGGGAATTTTACACATAAGATATATGTAGCAGTATTCTCCAAACATTACTTTTATAGAGATATTGCTTTTGAGTGGGCATTACGTAAATTCGGTTATTTAGGAGTAAGTGTACAAGGATATGGCTTTCAGACACATTTTTGTGTAAGTGAAGTTTCTAAAGAAGAATATGAAAAGTGTCCACCCACCGAATGGGGAGGATCAAATTTAAAAAGTGATAAGATATTCCTCAGCCCTATATTGGTAGAAGGATTTCCTGAAAACATTGACTACATGAAAGAATGGGGATTTAAATAATGCCGTACTACATAAACAAATAATAATTATGACATACGAAGAGATGAAATCCAAGGCTTGTGTGGCAAGCAGCCGTAGTAAGCCCAAAAATGAAGAGCATAAAATACAATGTTCTTGTGTTAGATATTTCCGTTTAAAATATCCCCATCTCAGAAATATGCTGTTTGCTGTTCCTAATGCGGCAAGACGTTCTGCAAGGAACGGAGCTTATATGAAAGATGAAGGTATGCTTCCCGGAGTCGCAGACCTGATACTTCTTAAGAGCAATCGTTTCTATGGAGCTTTGTGTGTGGAAATGAAAAAGCCGGGAGAATACCAAAAACCGGTCCAAAAAGAATGGCAAAAGGAATGTGAGGCAAATGGTAACAAATACATCGTTGTTCGGTCATTAGACGAGTTTATTAAAGTGGTGGATAATTATTTGAAAGATATATGACTTATATAGAACTGATTAATTGGTTTTGGTCTCTTGACGAAGGCTGGGAATTTACCTGCTGTGAAACGAGGCTTTATTTTTACTTGCTAAAAACAGCGAATCGTTTAGGCTGGGTGGATAGCTGGACGCGTAGTGATACAAAGGTATCATCTGACGTGGGAGTGTCGGTCAACTCAATGAAATCAGCACGTAACAGATTAGTTCAGGCGGGTCTTATCACATTCAAATCAGGCGGAAAAGGACAACGGGATAAAACAAGGTATCAGATTAGCTATCAAAATTTGACACCTAAAGTTGAACCTAAAGTAGTACCTAACCTTATACCTAACCATGAACCTAAAGTAGTACCTAAGCCCTTACAGTATAATGTACGCGCATTAGACAAAGATAAAGACAAAGATAATTATCTCTCTCCCCCGCGCGCGTATGAAGAAATTCCGACTGGGATTTTTGAAAGAGGGTTGGATGAGTGCTATGAAGAATTGAAGTCGAATAGTTCATGGATGGAAGCTGTCTGCATGAATACTCGTTTATGTGGATATAAGGATTTCGCGCCTCCTGATTTTTATGATTATTTGGAGAAGTTCTTTATGAAGCTCCAAAACGAGGGAGAAACTGTTAAATCACCCCAAGATGCAAAATCGCATTTTGCCCGATGGCTGAAAATTGAACTTGAAAAACAACGGAACAATGGAAACAACAATAGGCGCAATTATACAGACAAACAGGAAGCTAACGCCTACGCTCTTAGCTTGCTACAACAACATAAGCGAGACCTCGAAGAAGGCTTGGCTGACCAAATGGAAAGACCGTTCTGAGGTTGAAAGAGTATTTTCACCGGTCCAGTGGGGATATGCCCTTCAAAACCCGGAAAGGGCTTATATGGCAGATTGCCCTTCACTGATGCAGTATGATGCGCTTTACGGCTGTGGCTCTTCCGAATACTGGATCGACATACAGGTGTCCGGCATATTCGGGGCTTCCAACAGCAAGGAAAAAGGCGTTGCCGACGGGATAAGAATCTTTTGCCAATCCTTTGCCTCACAGGCCAAGGCTTACAAGCTTTCCGAACTGATGCTGTTTTTCGCACGCTACAAGGCCGGGAAGTATGACAATTCATTCGCGTCTTTCGATGCCAGAAGAATAGGCAATGCTTTCTTCAAGGAGTTCAATTCCGAAAGGAATTATGAGCTGGACGCGATAAACCGAAAAAGGGTGCAGGATGAAATAGAGAACAGAAAATTTATTCCACCTGAAGGATATTCTTCTTTGACTTTGTACAACGAATTGAAACGTCGGGCGGAATCCGGGGACGAGGAAGCCGTGAAAATACTGACAGTATGGCAAAGAAAGTCAAACCGGAATCCGTATATGTAAAATGCCGGAATTGCAAGAATGCTTCGAACTTCGGGGACAATTCTGCGTATTGTAAGGCTAAAGGACATAGAGTGTGTGCCTGTGACAGATATGGGCAAATATGCAATAGTTTTCAAAAAAAAGAATTATAACGAAATAGGAGAAAATTATGAATATCGAGATGCAGACAAAGATACGTGAATGGGAAGCGGAACGCGACAGAAACCTGCGCATACACTGTCCTCTTGTAGCTGCCAAATTCCAAAGATGGATTGACAGAGCGAAAAAAGAGGACGGAAACAAGAATACAAACAACAAGAAAGGGGGCAATCCATGAGAAATAAGCTAACCGTAAACGACCTCCCCGCGGATGTGGTGGAACGGATGAAAAAGATGATCAATGAGGACAGGCAGATGCTGAAGCTGAGGGAAAGGCACGCTTCCTTTCTCAGGTCACACCGCTATATGGAGGCAATGAAACTCAAACAGATTATGGACGGTATAGAAACACGTGTCATAAACCAATACCTTTCCGAATATGAGGGGATGTCGGAATCCATGGATAATTTCATGCGTGAAATGTCGGAAGAGGACAGGGAAGAGATAAACGTCCTTACCAACAGTATCATCATGCTGTGCGATATGGTTGAGACCTTTACGATGGACTGTAACGAGATTTTAAAAAAATATCATCCTGATTACCGTATAGAGATGTTTGACAAGGTTTCCGAATGCGGGAAAGCCGCCAAAGCTCAGGTGGACTTCATGTCAAAAAGCACGGATATGGTTTACCAGTGTGCCTTTGCCGAGGATGCGGACAAAATAACAGAGATGGTTAGGAACAAGGTCAAGGCTTTCATCAGAAAGCTGAAACGAAGGAAAAAGGCGGAACATGAAAACTGCTGACGGTTATCCTGTGGTATGTTACGGTGTAAAAGGTAAATACAATATACATCGCATCTGCCGCCGTTGTGCCATAACCGTAAATACGATTCGATTCCCGAAAAGCCATGCTACAGGCTTCATGGAATACACCTGTTGGGCAGAAGAGAATGCCCGATCTTTGAACAAAAAATTATCGCAATATCAAAATAACGAAAAATAAACAATATCATGGAACAGAAAATAAAGGCTTATAAAGCATTTGATAAGGATTTATCTTGTAGAGGATTTAAGTATAAGGTAGGTAAGGAGTATGAAGAAACAGGCTACATAAAGGCATGCGAGAAAGGTTTTCATGCGTGTCCTTATCCTCTGGATGTTTTTGGTTACTATGCGCCAGCCGGGTCAAGGTTTTGTGAGGTTGAGCAGAGTGGTAAAATAGACGATTCAGAAAGTGACAAGGTTTGTTCTTCAAAAATAAGAATAGGTGCTGAGCTTGATATAAGGGGGCTTGTGAAAGCAGCTGTATCTTATGTCAAGGAACGCTGTACTAACGAGTATAATGCGGAACCGGGAAAACCTGCTATGACTGGTTATAGAGGTGTTGCCACGGCTGGTTATAGAGGTGTTGCCACGGCTGGTGATAGAGGTGCTGCCACGGCTGGTTATAGAGGTGTTGCCACGGCTGGTGATAGAGGTGCTGCCACGGCTGGTGATGGAGGTGCTGCCACGGCTGGTGATTGTGGTGCTGCCACGGCTGGTGATAGAGGTGCTGCCACGGCTGGTGATGGAGGTGTTGCCACGGCTGGTGATAGAGGTGC